TTATTTGATTATTTGATTATTTGATTATTTGATTATTTGATTATTTGATTATTTGATTATTTGATTATTTGATTATTTGATTTATGAATTTTTTATTTGGTCTATTTCTTGTCTTGTTAGTCCAATCAATCTGTAAAATTCATCCTCCGTAATATTTGTTATTTCTAATAAGTTTACTAATTTACGAATATCTGGGATATATTTAAATGCTTCATTATCTAAAAAGTCTTGTCCATATTTTGTGTAATGTCCTATAATATTAACAATTTTAAAATCCAATGTTTTCAGCACAAGCTCTAAATTATCCCCTAAAATATAAAACTTATGGTTTCCAGTCAAACTTAATTTTCCTTCATCGATAAATGCCCCCGCAAAACTTGCTTTGTTCGCAATAATCAGTTTGCGTTTATTTGCGTCAGGATGTTGTTCGGTTGCCTTTTTAACCATTAAACCATCTTTAATGGTGTATGTATCAATCGCCCAATTATCCGCTAATGTGTAGTTGGTTGGAATTTTTGCTTTTGTTCCTGATGACTTTATAGTTTTTGTTTTATATTCCAATTGTAAACTATTTGTTTCAATAAAATTCACAAGTTTATTGAATATACTATGAAAAGCTAATGGAATAGAATATTTTGGATTCAGATATTCTGTTGATGTAGTTGTTAGTTTTTTACTCTGTATTTCGCTAATAATTTCAGTTTTTTTATTCATTATATTAGATTTATTTTGTAATATAAACAATGATATCGGAATTTTACCATTTATTGTTGCCAAACTCTTAATATTATCCCACAATTTCAACCATACAATATGTTTTGTCAGCATCTTATTGTGTAATGAATGGCTTTTTTTCAACCAACTTAATGGATTAATAAATATCAAAAATCCATCCGAATTCAGCCATTCAAACGATTTTTCAATAAATTTAGTCCAAATGGTTTCACTCTTTTCTCCTTCCAGTAATTGTTTTCCTGTATGAGAACGAATACCGCCTTTGTTGTATGGTGGATTTCCCATAATTATATCAAATTTCTCAATACCCCATTTTTTTTCTATATCTAATTTCAATGTATCACCTTCATATAGATTCATTTTATATTGACCTGTTTTATTAAATATTTGTTCACAAACAAACACATTTTTCCCGTTTATTTCACTCATATACAACATATTTTCTATGATATGTTTCTTTCGGTCTTCTTCATTTGGAATTTGTGTTTTCAATCCATCCATTAATTTTAAATAAACTGCTACCGGAAAATTTCCCATTCCTGAAGCGGGGTCAAACCATTTCAGTCCCTTTTCTGTAAATATACTTTTTTGATTTTCTTTGATGTAATGTTTATCTAAATTATCCAACATTTCATAAATTAATTCCATCGGTGTAAATACTTCACCATTCTCTTTTTTTTCCTTTTGTTTAGGCTTTAAACAACTATCAATCAATTCCAACAATTCTTTTGGTTTATCGATTAAATTTTGTAAAGACATCTTAAATTGAATTGCTATAGTATAGATATAGGAGTTTTTCTCGATATATTTTTTTATAATATATAGAATCAATTTTATTATATTTTTTTTATTCCACCAAGTCATTGATTGTTCTTGAAATATTTTTAATAACATTGGGTTGGTTTCAATAACATTTAACATTTCTAAAATATCCATATGTTCTGTAGTCATCGTTAAAATACAGACCAATGGAACAATAGAAGGTAATATATCTTTTGTGAGTGAAATATTTATGTCGTCTTTTACATCTTCATCACCTTTTGTTTCAGTTTCAGATTCAGAACCCATTTTTATTGTTTCCTTTCCTGTTGGCAATTCTTCTTCATTCTCATCATCAAATTTAACTTTTGTGTTTGAAATTTTGTCTTCTTTATGACAACCCTTAAAATATCGATTCATTCTTTTTTGGTCATCTGTTTCCAATTCTATATCGGAATTTTCAATCTTTTTCAATAATGTTTGTAAATTATTAATGGGGTCTGATTTCCAAATTTGTAAAAGTTTTTCAACTAATTTTGTTTTGTTCTCTCTCCCTTGGAATAAATCGCTATCAATATTGATTAAATTATTTTCTATTATATATGTTAATTTTTGCTCTATATTCAAATCTTTTTTATGTACGTTAAAGTCCAAACACGTATTCAAAACACGAGAAATATTTAAATCAACAACAAAACCTATTTTTTTTACTCTGTTATTGATTTTATTGGTTTCGGTATCGTTGATACTTTCAGTCATACAACGATACATCATTTGGATAATTTTATCGCCCGAGACAATATCATTAAAGAGAAATACCATATCTACAAGGGGTAATGTAATTCCCAAAGTCAATTGATTTCCTGCCAATATAATTAATCCATCTTTTCCTTGTTCTTTTGCTTCAAATTCCCATTTTTTTATTTCTTCTTTTACGTCTTTCAATTTATAATCTTTCTTGGAATTTACTATTTCTATTTTATACTTGGATAATATTTTATTTTTCGTCATTCTGTCTTTCAAATGTTCACTTACTTTATCAATTGTCATATTTTTTCCAAATGGTACATACCATAATTGACTTGTAAAATCACCATTAGTTAAATTTGTTCTACTATTTTTTTGAATTGAAATTCTCTTTATTCTTTCAAATATAGATAAATCTTTTTTAGGATAATCTTTTTCCTTATTACTTCCTGTAATATATCTTAACATCATATCCACTTCATTCGGGAAATTTCCACTTAAAAGTGTACTATTTGAAAATCCGTACGAAGTATCATTAATAAGTACCTTGATATTTTCATACCTTTCCTTATCCATCATATTTGTAAGAATATGTAAATCGGGCATTTTATCGTAGACATTCAACATCTGTTCTTTATTTTTTTCATTTAAGAAACACAATACATCTTCCCCGTGTTTTTCAACCAATCCTTCAATATCTCTCTTTTTACACAATTGTTCGTCTTCAATATCCCAATAAAATTGACACTCTTTTGGAATATTCCAAGTATTTAAAGGTTTCACATAAGTGGCCGTTAAATATAATTTTATTGTGTTTTTTGAAGAGTAAGATTGTAAAATATTTTTTGACATGGTTGTCGTTCCATGAAAATGATTCTCATCAAACACAATAAAATCCAAATTCAATTGTTGTATTGCTTTTATTTTCTTTTGTGATACATAATCGTCCAACAATTGTTTACTTACAATTATAATATTGTTTTCCCGTAAAACCATTGTTTTAAAATCTCTTCCTTTTTTAATCTCAATAATATTTATTTCATTAAAATCTCTGAATTTATGAAATAAATCATCAGTAAATTGAGACATTGTCTCCTTTGGTGCCGGTGTAATAATCAATACATTCAAATTTGAATTTTTTTTTAAGTATTTAATCAATAAAGTTCCAACACAATAAGTTTTTCCGGACCTTGCTTTTGCGCCCAATAAGAAGTCCTTTTCTCCTTCGTCAATCTTTTTTATTTGTTTATATGTAATTAAATCTTGATGAAATCGTGGTAACAACGGAATCTTTTCATTACAGAATTTATCATTCACGTTATCTGTAGTTATGTATTGTATTGCGTATTTCAAATTTTGAAAATACAATTCTAAATCTGATAAGTCCAATATATGACGAATATTATCTTTGATATGGTTATTTGTTGCTTGACTTGAACGAATTGTCTTAAATACTTTTTTTTTGTCATTTACTACAAGATAAATATCATATTTCTCGTATTTTTTTCTATTTTCATTTATGACAGCTAAAATATTTTCAACATCATAGTCGGTAATGAATTTTTCATTGTCATCTAAATAAAATTTGGATGATATAAAAACCCATTTTCCTGTTGTTTTATCTCGTAAAGTAATATCACTTTTGCCTCCTTTTCCTTTACTGAATACGGACATTTCTTTTAAATATAATTCTAAATCATCAACTTTTTTCAAAATACGAGTATTAATATTTCCTTTGTAATGGCCATAAATATCATTCGGCAGAATAGGACAAAATCCAAATTTAATAATTATGTCCCAAACTTTTTCAAATATATTTCCCCTTTTAGATTGTGTTTCTGTTTCTGACCTTGTTTTTCTTTTTTTAGAATATAAAAGTTCAAATGATTGTAAAAGTTCATCAAAGGTAGAAACTTGTTGAATGCGTTCAAATAATTCTATTCCGTTCATTTTTATTGGGTTAAAAAATCAATAAAAAATAATCAATTTTCAGGCTTCACTAAATATCCAAAGCTATAATATTTTTTTCCGACCTATTTTTCTTTTTGCTTTGTCTCGGCATTCTTGTATTCTGTGCGTCTTTTAATGAAGCAATACTAATCATTGAATCTTCATCGTGAATATTCACTGAACGCGGTTTCAGTCCAGACAAAAAATTCTCAATGTCTGCTGAAGGTCCTTGCATTTCTGGTCTTTTTGAGCGTTCTTGTTTTTCTCTTTGATCAAACGAAATATTGATGTTTTGTTGAGGCTGAGGCTGTTGTTGACTCACTGATTGATAGTTGTTTCCAATCTCAATACCTTGTTCGCGGAACATAGTCCCCCTTGCTTCGTTTATATCAGGTCTCAAGGGATTCGGTCTTTCCGTAAATTCCATTTGGCCTGGGCGTCGCGGTGGATTCTGAGTTTTAGTCTCAACGGGTTCTGGTGGTGGTCCATATTTTGTATTGACTTGTTCTGGTTTATTCATCAAATTTGAGGAAAACGAAAATCCTGGGCTTTTTTGACTCATTACGTCGACCGTCGCATTTGTAAACATTTTCATTAATTCTGGACTCTGTTTAATCACATCTCTAAATCCTGGTGTGGCTGATGACAATGCTTTGTTTGTAATATTTATTGTTGCCGCTGTAATACCTAATTTCAACAACAAAGAAATCTCTGGCGCTAATTTCCCCCCCTTGTATTTTTCGTATAATTCACCAAATACTTCCCCATAACTATCCATATCTTCTTCAACTTGTTCACCAAATCCATTCAAATCCAACCCAAAGGGGTCAAATGTCGTATTGGCAAATTCTACCGAATTGACCAAGGTTTTTAACCACCACGATTGTAATTTAAGAGCGTCCTTTTTTCTTTTGTCTTCCAATGCTGTTTCATATTCGTCCTCTACTTCTTCATAAGGACTATCCAATGTAAAATGGGGATTGTTCTTAATATGACCTTTTTCAAACCACTCCTCTATTTTTTTAATCATCAGTCTTTTTTTTCTTCGTTTTTCTCTGTCTGTTTGTTGTGATGTAATCGGAACGAAATTTGGTACTTCATTTACTTTTGTAAATCCGTCCCATGTTGAATTTCCTCCAATACTCTCTTTCGTCGCTTGTCCCAAATTGGAATCACTTGGTTCAATATCTTTTGGTTTTGGTGAAGAAAAATTAAACCAACTTCCAAATCCATTTAATTTTTTGGAATTGGCATCGACCGAAGGTGTTGGATTCGCCAAATCATTCAATTCTTTTTCTAAATTTTCAATATTTGATAGTTCTATATTGGAATGACTATTTGTTCGTTTTTTGTCATTCATCAATAATTCAACACTTGGATCAAAACTTACTGAAGGTGAATCACTTAGATTCATTTTTATTGTTTCCAAATTTCCTAAATTCAAATCAACTACTTCCATTTTTATTATGTTAAAGGCATACTATTTATATTCAAGATGACCGCATTTGTATTTTTGTCTTCGATACAAACAATTCTTTTGTTGTTTCTTAAATACCAAATTCCTTGTAAAAAAGCATCATACAAATCGTCTTTCTTTTTGTGTGTTTTCATTATTTCTATCCACTCGTGAAGACACTCATTGGATTCAATTATTTTCGAACAAATCACTATAGAATTCTCTTTATTCTCTTTATAAGATGATTTTTGTGTCGGGAAAAATCCTTTTAGTTTATTGGCAGACGAAATAAATTCAATAATTGATGTTTCTTGTTGACACTTCATAATAAAATATTGTGCCAACATTCCCTGAATCGTTTTCATCCTTGTTGCTATTGGTGAAATTTGATTTTCCATAATAATATGTGTCATTGTTTCTATATTGGGTATTTCATTCAATAATTTTGTCATATTTTTACCGATTTGTATTAAATCCATGTCTTGTGTTTTTTTATTTATCGGTTTTTCTATTTTCTCTAATGTATTTTTTGTAATATGGTCAATGATTTTCTCTAAAAGTTGGGTTTTTGATGTTTCTGTTACTATCGACCATTTGTTCGCCATTTCTCTCAAGTCTTGTAATTTCAGTTTTTTAATTGATGTGGCTGTATTTTCTTTTGTTGGAAGCATCCATTCTTTTTGTTCCAGAGAATGTTTTTTACAATAATAGTTCTCGCCTTTCTTATAAGTCGCTATTTTTGTACATTGCTTCTTATTTTTTAAAAGACAAGTACATGTATTTTGTTGTACTTTTTCTTCTTCGTTCATTAAATTTAAAATATCCCATTTTAAAATTTTTAATGTGTTTGATTCGAGAGAAAAAATACAATACGCCATGTTTTTAATTCCAATATCAAAACTTATGAGTTTCATTTATGTAAAAACATTATAGAATAATAATTATGATGTTTTTAACTACTTTTTTATTTTAGTGTTGGGGCAATTCTATTTGCGTCCAATTGTTCTCTCGATAGATATAATTCTTTTAAATCACTATTTTGATAGCCTATTGGTTTTGTTGTATCTTCATACGATTTATATAAATAGGGCATCGAATTTACATAGAAATCGTTGAATCGTTTGACATAACCTACATCGTTCGATGCTTCTCTAAAGTTTTGTTTCATAATTTGATTAGCATTTTCTGTTAAAAATTTTCTATATTGCCAATTTGATTTAATGTCATTTTCTTGAATAATTTTTTCATTCAATGCTGATTCGGGTTGATATGTCGATGTAATCGTACGACCATCCATCATAATAGGGGGGTATCCGTCGTATTTGTTGTTGGCACTATATCCTAATTTAGATTGTGGAATTGTTTCTTTAATTACTGGATAAGCACATTCTAAAGATTCTGGTTTACTCGTAAACATATATTATACATTGGGATATTTTTATACCGCTGAAAAATTAAATTAGGAAGACCGCCTTCGGCGGTCGACAGCCAGCGAGCTTCGCTCTCCTTGGACAAGCTCTTCAAGCGTCTAATTCTCCGAATCTTCTAATATTTTAATTAATTCGGGTTTTTTTAATTTTGAAATATCTTGAGTTGTTAATTTTTTTGTGGATACTAGTTTTTTTAGCTCACTAATATGTAATTTATGATAATTTAATTTTTCATCTGTAGGCTTTTCTTCTTTTGTTATTGTTTCTTCTGTTGATTCTTCTCTCGTAACTTTTAATTGTAAAACTTCTTCTGAAGTGACTTCTACTGATGTTTCCGCTGAAGGGACTTCTGCTGAAGGGACTTCT